GGCCGATGACGGCAGTAGAAATAGTTCGAATTGGGCGTGTGCCATCGTTGACTTCAATGACGCGTACACCGTGGTGATAATCTCGCATAGTGGCTCCTGTGATGTTGAGTGGTGAGGCTGATTTGCAGGCCGAGAGATTTTCAGACTGCTTCGCCCTTGTCGGGCTCTATACTTTTATTGCAGTGGTCTTTATCAATGGAGTCCAGTAACCTGCAAAGAACACATCCCCATTGACGTCCTCGTTGTCTTGCCTTGGCGGCACGACTGCTGATGGTTTCATCCTCATTGCCTCCGGTTGCGGCATTCATTAGCTGATCAAAGCCAATGAGGATCCGCCATGCCCGTATGGATCCGGTGAATATGTAAATCATGCAAAAACAGAATGCAAAGATGGCGGCAGTGGATGCGATTAGGAGCAAGGTGATCATCGCTATCACCCGAATAAACCGTTTCATCAGTCGTAGGCCTCAATGTCGGTAATGGGTGTCCCCAGCACGATATCTGCACGCTCCTGGGTGATCAGATTGGCCGCTACTAACGCATTCATGCCAGCGATGGTTTTTTCGTCGGCAGGATTGATGCATTTAGATGCCAGAACCTTGTCGATAAAGATTTTGATTCTGATAACTGCTTGCGCTGCCTCATAGATAGTTTCCAGTTCTGGATCCAGCCGGTTCAGAAACGCTAGGCGCGTCATTTCCAGATGTGGAACCGATGCAGGAATGCCAGAATCCATGACCACCAGAAAAACGTCTTTCTTCTCCGATGAGATCTGTACTTTGTCATTAGCCATTATTGAACTCGCAAATAGTAGGGATTGCCGCCAGAGCTGGAGGCAGTAAAGTTGTCAACAAACTGACCGAAATTGCTAAATACCAAAGTCTTATTCAGATCATTTGTATTTGCTACGAGGATGGAATTGCCGTAGGCTAGATTATTTGTCAGGCCATAAAAATTTCCGAAGATGGACGTGACGTTGCATGATGGATAGTTCAGGCCAACCAGATTTCTCCAGTTCTTGGCATCTGCTGAGATTTGCAAGCCATCAGTTCCGCCGCCACAGTAAAAATAACCATTTGCCTGATACAAATTGGATTGACCGGAATTGTTAACCGTTGCATTAAATGTTAAGCCGTGATCCGTCGATACGAGGGTATACACGCCATTTTGAAAATACACATTGCCATTGTAGGTAACAAGATCTTTGACCGAACCTGCTATAACGACTGGCAAGCCGTTATAGAGCAAGGTACCTGCCACCATGCCGCTATAGCCATTTGTGGATGAAAAAACGTTGACCGTAGTTTTACCGCCGGAGCCGGGATAGTAAATGGCAACATAGACAAATTTTGTGCCATCAAACGTTCCAAGGACACTGTAAATACCTGCCGAGCCGCCGTTTGATATTGCACCAAACAGAGCAGAGCCAGCATCTGTCCATACGGTTAAATTTGTACTGTAAAGAATATTGCAGTTATTGCCATTCCCACCAAGAGCGATGTACACACCATTGCCAAATAAGAGCTGTACTCCGCTAACTCCCCAATTGGTAGGTCTCGTGGACAGATTACTTTTAAACGTCCAAGTTTTGCCGTCTGCCGATGTCCAGACCGAGCCTGGTCCCATAGCGACAAATTGCGCACCATCCCAAATGATAGAGGAAATCAAATCCCCCCATGTGGTTCCATCAAACTGCGATAAGCGAGTTCCTTGCGACCAATTTTTACCATCAGTAGACCAGTAAAAATAAGATTGAACATTAAAGTTGGACGATGTCGTCACAAATACGCCAGCACCGAAACAAATTGCCCCGGCAACCGAACTGCCAGCCGTATAACTACGATTAGCAACTGTACTTGTACCCCAGGCACCCACAGATGCAAATGGCACACTTGGATACACCGATTGCAAAGCAACAACACCTGTTTTGAGATATGTTTGTACGCCAACGTTGATTAAATTTCCCTGCCCCGGAGGGAACAGGGTGAGTCCGCCGACTGGTGTAGTGCCAGCAGAGCGCCTGATTTCATTTAATAAAATAGCGACATCCATGATTAAACCTCCGTGGCTGTGTAGCCAGTGATGAATCCGCCTGTGTACGTATAAGTTTCAGTGCGGGTTTTACCGTTATTGGGATAGCTGACGGTATTGATCGTACCGTCGGTATTGAATGTAAAGCTCTTAGTAATCTGGACGCCGTTGATAGTCTCTATGAGGCTGGTGATCATGCCGTTGGTGTAGTTGTAGCTTGTGGCACTGCTCAGTGGATTGATGGGCAGATCCGTCACGCCGGATTGCACATTGACGCCATCCGTAAACACCAGAGTATTTTTGCCGCGAGTGATACTGACACCGGTACCGTTGGATGTTTTTACCGTCAGTACAAAGTCGCCTGTTGTGCGATTGCAGATGATCCATTGGAATGTTGGTTTAACTGGTACGATCAGGCTCACATTGCCAGTGAGAGCACCAGTCAGTATGAGGCAGCCATTGCCAGCCTCGGCAACTGTCAGAACGACGTCGGTCTTGCCCGCTACGGATTTACTCAAAATGCCTCCGAGCGCGCTTTGGATAAATTCGGTCGTCGCAATCTGGGAAGAATTATCCCCCGCTGCTGGTGTCACAGCAGTCGATGGTCCAGTGATATTAATGTTATTAAAATCACTGATCACCGGTAACACATCAACGCCATCAGTAAACGCGTGTGTTGATTTACCCTGACTGATACTGATGCCATTACCTGCCTGTGTTTTGATCGTGAGCGTAAAGTTGCCGCTGGTGCGATTGCATAATACCCACTGGCGCGTTATATCTGCTTGTACGGTGACGGAGGTATTGCCTTTCAATACACCGCTAAATACCAAAATACCATTCGCTGCTTCGATGGCAGACAGCACGATATTGGTGGCTGCTGCCACTGATTTAACCATCACGCCGCCAAAGTTGCGTAATACAAATTCTGGCGTCGCCAGTTCTCCAGTGCTTTGGATAACTTTTTCTACCTGTTCTTTGAGAAACGCGGTGCGATTTGCCAATTGTTTGGCTTGCAGATTATCAATGCCATCTGGCCCACCTTCGACCGGATCCGTCGTTTCCAACTGGTAGATACCTTCTACCCAGACTGCTTGTTCTACTAAGTTAGACATGGATGACTCCTCTTGTGTAGCTGCCATCGCGGATAGCAAATTTATTGTGTAAGAAAGATGCACCCCGAAAATCCAGACTGTGCAAACGACAGCGTGCTGGTGCCGTATTCACGAGAATTCGACGGATCTGTGCTGCCTGTCTGATACTGATTAAGCCATTGAGTACCACTCGATAAACAAATGGCTGGCTACCACCATGCAAAGGCCATGCATCACGAATGATGCTGCCGTTACGCCGATGACCGTGACGTTGCTCGTCCACGCGAGCATATGGATAGCCAGCTGCAGCCAGCGCGCGATGTATCGAGGCCACGCTACCTTTTTGCCTGTGGATTGCGACGGATTCAGTAATGACTTGGCGTTTCACGCTGGTTTGCCAGCTGTCATCCCACTCGTTGACCGACAGTGCCCAGGCAAGCCATGGCAGCAACGACACTGGGCATGTTTTTGGGTTCCACAGTTGTCGTAAGGCTTCTGGGTGCAAATCCGCGACCATACTGAGTCCTGCTGCAGCCTCGATAGGTTTTTGGTTCGGTGGTAAAAGCGGATCGTAAAGAGGTTCAGACATCGCGCTCACCCTCTGTTATCGTGATCTGGATACAGCGTGCTGCCTGGCGATCTGCAATCAGGATGTCTGTTGCCGGAGATATCAGTGTCACGAGACGCACACCTGGTTGATGCAAGGCGGCATAGATGCCCGACTGTGTAATGTCATAGCCAATTCTCGAAACGCTATCGAGATAGCTGATCAGTCGGTCTTTCGCTGCCGCGATCACGCTGGCTCCAGATGGTCCCGGGAATAAATGCAGGATGGCCCGCACTTCAAAGTCGATGATTTCTGCCGCTTGCACTTGTACCGTATCAGTTAAAGGGCGAATGTCGTCTGAAGAGAGATAGCTTTCCACCAATTGCAGCAGCCCGGCATCTGCACTCCCGCTATTGTTTGCCGATAGCACCGTTACCCGCACTGTGCCTGGCACGGGACTATCAATGGCGACATCTTTCACAAGTAAGGACGACGATAAGGCATGAAACTCATAACTGCCTTTGCTGCCAGCGACGGTTAAGCCTTCAAGCGACATTTGTGTGCGATTTCGCAGGCGAGAGTCAGACTCTGGCGTACCATCGGCAAGTTCTAGGCGTTTTACACCAAATAAAGCAGCCAAATGGTCGAGATCAGACCCTGTCGAGTAGGCCAGCATGCAGGCATGTGCCGCATCATTGATACGAGCGCGCAGCATCAGTTCCCGATATGCAGCTAGCTCCAATAATTTGATCACGGGATCCGATTCCACTACAGCCTGCCATTGCGGATATAGCGACTGAAATTTAACAAGCAAGGTTTGGTAAATCGTCTCAAAATCCAGCGATTCGATGATCGCAGGCGCAGGAACTTTGCTCATGTCAATGGTTGTTGCTAGGCTCATTGATTACCCTTGAATGTCATCGGTACTGTAAGGTCGATCTGGCTGGCATTCCCGTTTTGTAGCACCGTACCCTGCAATTGAAGTACGACCTGACCAGGTATATCCGTGCGCTCAATGCTTACCTGTGAAATGCGGATACGCGGCTCCCAGCGCAGTAATGCGCTGGCGGTAGCGGCATACATGCGGATGCGGGTAAAACCGTTATCGGGCTGATCAATCAGATCAAACAGCAGGCTGCCGTAATCACGCCGCATCACACGTGTGCCGACCGGCGTAGTCAGAATATCGGCAATCGACTGACGCAGATGATCGGTACCTGAGAGCAGTTTGCCGCTGGTGATATGCATACCGTTCATACTTAATCCGGGATCTCGAACCAGCCACGACCCGTGCTGGCATGACCGCATGAAGCCAGATGCCCGGCACGGCAGACGGGCGTGCCATTGATGCTCATCCAGCCAGATGCTTGCACCATCTTGATCGGCGCTTTATGCAATGGCGGCGCATGCGGCTCGACCGCATCGCCAAGTACAATCACCGGCTGGCCATCCACCACAAAAGCAGTCTGACCGCCGCCCAGCTGGCGACCGCCTGCAATATCGAGGGTACGCACTGCGATGCCATAGCTCATGACTGCACCCCGGAGAAATGCGGCGTGGTCAACACCGTGCCAGCGTTGCTGAGCTCCAGCGTGCTGGCACCGACCTGTATCGTGAATT